ATTGACGTATTTGTTCTTTTCGTTTTTCGCTTAATAAGGGCATGTCTGTAATCTATATACTTATAGAGAGAATTTCTTTAAATTAGTTCAATTATTTGTTTAACCTTTTATTTCTTCCTTTGTTTTGATTTCAAAGGAAGAAAACTATTAATCCGCATGAGTCACAAAGAAGTCATCTACTTTGCTATCACACCATTTCTCGTGTCGTTTGCTCTTCACATGATGCGAGAGGCACATACGGGACCCTTCCCACCCACAGACGCAAGTTGCCCGTATAAGGTAGTTCTTCGCACAGGCTTCCCTGTTGTAATCCACCACCAACGATTTTGTGATATTGATACTGATGCGCGGGACCTGTGTATTCAAAGTTGGTTTAAAGACGTTGAAGAGTGCGTATTCAATGAAGGAAGCTGCGGTATCAGTGCATAACTCTTTGTGGATGACCTCAAACACCCAGTTGGTGAAACCCCCATGCTTGTTCATTATGGTGTATAGTTTCACATCAGATGCATCAGAACAGAACTTGTGTTTTGTGAGACGAGCAATAGGGTTAGTAGTGCGCCCGATATAGATATCGGTAATCGTCACATCTTTACAAAAGAATTTATAAAAGTGGTGCATTGTGGTGGGTTCAAAGAGAGCAAGGTCTTCTTGTTGTTGTTGTTGCATGTATATATATTAACTTAGATAAAAAAAACTAACAAAAAACTAATTGCTAAACAAAAACTAATTCCTAAAGTATTTCAATTCTGAGGGACCGATTATACATATTAATATTTTTAAGCATGCTTTTGTGTTTTCCGTAAAGAAGAATGCTTTCAAAAAAGAATCTGCTTGTGCTCCCCGACAGTATTTGATCCCATTCTGATTTTTTAAGACCATCATAGTAGCAGTGTCTCGAGTGCTTGTCCCGTGTATCAACATAGTAATTTTCTCGTAACGAGTTGCCTATGTCCATTCGCTTGCCATTCGCAAAGAAGATTCGATATTTCATAAGAAAGAGTGGTGACTGCTCGTAATTAACAATAGTCAATGGATTAATATTTATTTCAACCGTTTCCATATATATATACGCTTACATAATAATCCCCGATTTGCTCTGAGCATCCATCCAGATAGGTTTAAGCATAGCATCAGAAATGGTTTTACGTAAAGTGCCCGCTTTCTTACCCGATAAGTAGATCAGAGAGGCGCTGTTAGGACCAATAGGAATAGTATATAATCCTTTTTCAATCAGGTCATTTACAAATGCGATTTGATCCGTGTTAGACAAGATAGAAGGAAGAGGTTCCTTCATTGCAGGCAGGGGTCTGAGCGCAGTAACACCAGATGCTTCCGCGCTAGATGTAGACGTTTTTTTCAATGGCGCGAGAGGAGATGCAAACATAGGTCCTTCCTCCTCTTGGAATGCTTCAGGAATGTCAGAGGAAGGTTCCGTAAGGGTTTCTTGCAATACTTCAGAAGGCACCAGTTCTTGAGAGATAGAAGGAGCAACCTCGCCAGAAGGTGTCCCCGTCCACGTATCAGAAGAAGTATTAAAGTTGGAACGCACACCAATCTGGTCAGTCTCACCCATAGTCCCAATGTGAAAACCAGCGTATGGATCATTTGAAGCAGATGGAAAAGAAGAGATCATAAACTCGTTAGATGTGTCCGTCCCTAAGGAGCTTCGCACATTTTTAACAGAGGGTTTCCATTTTTCATAGACAGGTTCAGTCTCAGACTCGTATGAATAGGCAGGACCAGTTTCAGAAAATGACTTACCATGCAATTCAGCAAGTCGTTTGCCAAACGTGGATGAGATAGAGGATGCGTATGATTCAGGTTTACTCAATGAAGTCTTTGACTGCACGATGCGCGCAGGAGCTCGGTAAAATGGTTCTTTATACAAAGGTTGTTCGATTTTCTTGGGTTGGAATGTGTTTGTAGTAGTTAGACGAGGAGGAGGAGCAGGAGCAGCTGCAATCATAGAAGGCACAGGAGGAGGGATAACAGTAATGACAGGAGGAGGTGCATGAGTGAATACGACCGCATCAGCACTCTTCAATGGAAAATAAGCACCACTACCTGCACCTGATCCACCTGCACCTGACCCTTGTTTACCTTTATCTCCAATGTTGATGCGCACAGATTGCGAGTGCTTTGGTTTCAACTTCTTAATGAGTTTAAGAATGTCTTCAGTAGATAACCCTTTTCTTCCTCTCTTTGCACTCTTTACTCTTTTTCCTTTCTTATCACCCATATGTAATAGTCACACATATTAATTTACGTGATTGTCAATTGATTAAAGTTTTTATACATGATGCTTGAAAAGAGGTCAATATCAAGATGTTGATAAGGTTCATTGAATACATAATCGTATACGTCTTGTTGTCTATCCTTTGAAATCTGAAACACTTCCTTCGCGACGCTTACCCACTCCTCAGTGTTCTTAGGTTTGAAGATTGTGATGTAGTTCATTTGTTTGCGTAAGATTTTCGGGAGCATGAAATAGGATTGAAGAGTGAAAACCCATGATAAATTGATGTGACGAGTTTTGAGGATCATCTTGTTCAGCGCCTTAACCAAGTGTTTGTCTTTAAGGGATCCCCCCATATCATCAATAATGATTAATGAATTCTCCATAGCGCAATCCAGTGACAAACATTCCTCTTTAATTGACAGGAGGTCCTGTTCAATGTCCTCGAGAATTTCCTCATCAATCTCGTGATAGACTTTATCATGCTTTTCAAATGGATGCTTGTGCACGGAAAGAAACGACGTAAGAGGCGTAAAGACAAAAACATTATCAAACTTGCCACGGTAATACTCAGCGCTTTTAAAAAAGTTAAGAAGCATACTAGATTTCCCCGAACCACCTGAACCAGAGATAGCCCACACAAACCCGTTACGACATGGTAAATTTCTATTCACACCTTCTAGGAAGATATTCATCGCCTCCTTAATAGGTGGCATCTTTTTCAATTTGGAATCTACTTCTGAAATGCTCATACTGGTATATATCTATAGGTATATATTGTTTTTCTTCCTTTGAATAAAACAAAGGAAGAAATTAAGCAATTAATCAATGATTGATAATTTAAATCTAGTTGTAATATACAATGGACGAGATCATCAAAAAAGTGCACGAGAATCGTCCCGCATTATCTGCAGGAAGCATCAAGACATATAAAAGTATTTTAAAAAGCATATATGATAAATGCTATGAGGATAAAGACTATTCATATGATAAGTTTGATGATGCTCCACATATCTTAGAAAAGTTGAAAGAGATCCCATTCAACAAGCGCAAAACCATTCTAGCAGGTCTCTCAGTGCTAACAGGTAACAAAAAATTCTCCGAGATGATGATGGGGGACATACACAAGTATAACGAGCATCAGATGAAACAAGAGAAGACCCCAGCACAAGAAGAGGGAATGATTTCCCCTGAGGAGGTCCAGATGATTTTCGCCAATCTAGAAGCAAATGCAAAACACTGTCTTAAAAAAGCATCACATACGCCTACTGAAATCAACGAGATCATGCAATGGGTGCTACTTGCTCTAACAGGCGGGATCTATCAAGCGCCAAGACGCTCCATCGACTTTGGGGCAATGAAGTTCAGAAACATTGATAAATCAGTTGACAACTACATTGACATCAAGCAAGGTAAATTCGTGTTTCAAAATTACAAGACAGCAAAAGCGTATGGAATTCAGGAGTGCGAGGTATCAAAACCGTTGAAGCTCATCCTGAACAAGTGGTTCAAGGTGATTCCAGATGGAGTAGATTGGATCCTATTTGATTCAAAAAAGCATGCATTGAGCTCACCACAGATAGCGCATCGTCTCAATGATATCTTTGGCAAAAAGATAAGCACAAGTATGCTCAGGCATATCTATTTGCAATCGAAGTTCGGTGGTATAGATCTAGAAGCATTAAAAGAGACATCCACTGCGATGGGGAACTCTCCGATGCAAGCTTTGCTCTACTGTAAAAAGTAATAAGATGTCTTTATATTGTTTTAAAAATACATCTTAATGGGGAACCTACGACACAGACCCACACATTCCTACATACTCATGCATGGGTTGCTGGTTCACATCTCAATGACATTTCCAGATATCAAAGAGAAAGAACGTATTGGACGTTGCCACTGCATATTCAGTGTTATCAACCAAGTTTTGAAAGCGCATTTGAATATTACATATCTGAGCTTCAAGTGTAAATGTTAAGATATTCGATGTGTTACACCTTATCAAAGAAGTAGTCGTCGCTCCACCTGAGAATCCAGTAACAGATGCATAGTTAACCATTTGCATAGGAGTGCTTACCTTACCAATAGCAGTCTCCATATTTTGAAAGCGCATACCAGATGATAGGATGTTATACACACCTCCTTTCACTGCAGCTGCGGATCCCGCCCAGATAGCACTCATCCCCGTCTTAAACACGAGGTTGTATTTCGCGCCTAGTTCAAAATTATCTTGCCCGAGTATAGCATACATATCAATATTGTCCGCTTCAGTCGTGCCAGCAAGATAATACGCGCTGACACTTGCACAACGCGATGATGCTAGAAAGATGCTTTTTTCAGGCGAGGAAAGAACAGGGAAGACATCAAACCAGAAGGAGATACGAGGCATCTGCGTAGCGGCATTCATGTGGGGGACCACGAAATTCGCATTGAGCATGGATATCGTGATGTTTGCACTCTTCTGCTTTTGAAATGTGAGGAGAAAGCATTCTTCGAGAGTAATAATATTCGCAGTGTTTTGGACCAATGATGCTTGCGCAATAGTCGCATAACTCGTTGAATTCAATGTAGCAATATTATAATTAGATCCCATCCAGTTCAAACCCGACATCTGAAAAGTGATCGCACGATCATCCGCTGTGACACCATACGCAAGTGTCTGATTGAATGAGACCATACGGACCCTCATATTGAAATATTCAGATTGCTCGTATAACGTTCCAAGAATATTTGAGAAGTCCACCGAGTTCCATGACGTGATGGTGCGTGTGGCATTAACAGTCCCAACAACATTTGTGATGGGGTAATCAGCAAACGTATCACTCATAGAGATGTCGTTTGACTTGAGTGAAAAACTGGATTGTGCGCTTGTATATTGCATTCTTGATATAATAATGCAATATAAAAATTATTTGACTGGAGTAACAATAAAAGCAAACGACATTTGAGGAAAGATAGCTCCCACATTCATATTGGGAGGGATGCCCAAGACAGTATATAAAGAGATCGAAATGTTGGTTGTAATGCATTTACGAAAGGTGCATACAGGTCGATATAAGATAGTATTTACGTCTGCAATTGCTTGACCACCATATTGAGTAGTTCCAACAATTGCTTCCGCGCTTTTATTCAATGTGACTATGCTATAGTTAGATCCAACCCAATCTAGACCCGACATCCCAAATTGAATACATAAGTCGTCCGCAGTAACTCCATAAACAGTAGTGCCCACTGCATACTGAGCACTAACCATTTCAATATTGAATGTATCATACAAGGCATACATGTCTCGCCCAATAATGTTTTGAATGTTGATAGAGTTCCATGTGAGAGAGGTTCTGTATTGAGATATACTACCACGAATGTTAAACAAGGGATAATCGTTTACGACATTAGATGTCGATATATCACATGTTTTTAATGTAAAAAGGGACCGAGGCACATACAATTCCATCTTATAATATATACAAGGAAGAAAATATAAAATATTATTCATATGTATAATGAATGTCAGGACTACTTTACAACATTCAGCGAACTCTTCTCAAATCTCTACTCCGTCTGATGATATTCACTTGCGGGAGACCATACATGTTGCGCCTGTTTCAGAACTCCCGAAATCGTCGCTCTCTCTCGTTGGAATAAAGGGATACACTGAGAAGCGCAAATCACTTAAGATGCTTAAAATGAAGACAGAAACGATTACTGAGATCAAACGAGCATTTGATATATTTGATACACATGAGTTACAGTTGAATCACAGTGTCGTTCTGTTTGTGGCACAGATAGTAGAAGACATCTTTAACAAACCAACCCAAGGAGAAACCAAGCGAGAGATCGTGGTAGATGTGTGTAAGACATATTTCAATGAGGATACTGCACTCGTGGAGATGGTCTTAGACCTTGTGTTTGACAAGATTATTAAGACGACTTTGTGGCGACGTAATAAGCAACGTCTTAAAAATGTAGCGCTATTTTTTTTCGAGATGTTTGGACCGAGCATTCAGACGAACTTATCGAGCAGATTAAAATTATAGTCAAAGCACTTATCATCAAGTATTGTTACATCATCCTCCTAGCACTTATTTTTTAATTGAGCGCCATTTGAAACCAATTTACGCCATCAGTAATCATCGTGCACCCGTATTGGGTAGCAGTCAAAAAGACCGTAGGTGCTATCACAACCGTATTGTATCCCATCATTTTTGAACCACCACCAGAGGGAGATATAGTGATAACCTGTGTTTGACTTCGACGTTTAAATATAACAACGGTTCCAGCATATCTACTGATAGGTTGCGGAAGAGTAATGACAGCAGGTGATATTGCCGTAATCAAATAAAATTGTGCCAATGGTGCGTTGAGCCAATCCAACACTACTGACGCTGTGATGGTAGGACCCATAAAATATGAGAATGTATTTGTCAAATGAAGTGGAATATTCATATTGATTTTACCTTGGGTTATTTCAACTGCATTTTGCATAACAGATGATGTATCCTTTATTTGTAAATTCAGCGATTTATTAAAATCAAAATTGATGGTTCCAGATGTATTTCCACCTACTAGATAGGGGCGATTCAATGCGTTATAAATGGTTGTCGTGGAAGCAGATGGAAATGTTCCCAACGCGAGAGGTATAATGGTATATTGTCCACCACCAACAACAGACGTAACATAGGTGCCAAGAACAAACCGAGTTCCAATAAAAGATGACATCGTTGAACCAACAACCAATGTTTGACTGCTCGATATCGTATTTAATGCGGTAACCGTAATGTTTGAAACCGTAATCGTAGAACTCAATAAGAAGAAGTTGGTATATGGAATGACAATATTTGCACCAGTAATAGCACCTCCCGCTTGAATAGAAGTTGCAGCATCTTGCCGAACAATACAACTTATATTCAAATTGGGTATTATCCCTGTGATAAATGCTGATGTATTATCAACTGAATTAACTGCTATGTTTGTGGTGCCAACAAGTTGATTTATAGTTGCGGTGTTTGTTCCTCCGCTACTCAAAATAATATCAGTATTTTGAAATGTCTTATTTGCTGTTATAGTTTGAACTGTATTTGTGGTTACAAAACTCCCGCCTGATATAGCGGAATCAACGTATGTTTTATTTGTGAGATGGTTGGCAGTGGTAGGCGCAATAGAACAAGAAGGAATCGAGGCAAAGGAAGCATCTCCTGATATTACAACAGTGGATGGTGTTATCCTCACACCTACTGCAGTAGAACTCCAAGTGGTTATGTTTATATTGCCGGTAGATATAGTAGCTCCCTGAGTAAAAAATACGGAATCTCCCCCCACTGTGGTTGGATTGTATGAACCAGCTCCACTTGCAAGAGGCATAAAATTAAAAGCATTTGAACCAACAGCACCCATATAAAGTGATATACCACCCGCTGGGGTCGCAGTTTGTTGTATTGGAACAGTAAGATTGAGTTGAGTAGCAGTTAATGAAACGGCAGTTACTTGGGCTCCACCTGCTGTATTACAAAACATTTGGGTTGCTCCGCCATTCGATGAATTAATTATTTGCGTATTAATTCCGACGTTTTGAAAAGATGCAGTTCCCGCTTTAAATGTTGTTGCTTGTAATGTTCCTGTGTTTGGTGTATATTGTAATGGTGATGTAATATTATCAAAGAAGAGAGACTTATTACCAGCACCAGCAGTCGCCATCACAGGGTAATAAGTTGTTCCCAGATTACTATCCGCTACGGTTATGGTAGATGAATTTATCCCCGTTAAATTGGCACCATTACCATATAACACATTTGACACATTTGACAGCGTATTAATACCCGATATCGTTTGGTTTGCGGTAAGTGATGCCTTGGTTCCTATTAATGTCGTGATGGTAGTCGCAAAATTGGGGTCGTCTCCCAAGGCAGCAGCTAACTCGTTCAGCGTATCAAGCGTAGCAGGGGCGGAGTCTATAAGATTTGTTATTGCTGTATTCACATACGTCTGCGTTGCCAATGCGGGAGTGGTTGTTAATGTCCCGTTTATCGTCACATTGTTATCTATTGTGGTCATGTCGACGGCGCCAACATTGCTGTAAGAGATACCTGTCGTCACCTGATTGAGCGCAGCAATGGCAGCTGTGTTGATTGGGACTTGTGTTATAATAGTTGATACATCCACACCGCCAACAATCAGTGTATCTGTGCTCGTGACGTCTGAGGTCACGTTGTCTGCAGTGACAGTGCTAAGACCAGTTATAGTAGGAACGTTTGCAAGTTTGTATCCAAGTCCGTTAATCATGATATATATATTATGATATATATTATTCATATATCAAAATTAAAATAAGGGGAACCTACGACACAGACCTGCGCATTTAAGGGGCGTTGATTAAATAAAGAGTTTAACCATAGTTAACCAAAGCATTTAATGGTTAATTGGTTAAACAAAGAGGTTAACCTAGGTTAACCCAGCAATAAAAATATTTTTATTGTTCCTTTAACTCACAAATAAGTGTTATTAATTGATCGTTTAAGTAGATTAACCTATTTTTGATTGGTTAACTACGGTTAAACTCTTTATTTAATCAACGCCCCTTCATGGCGCATTATATGCTAGGTATGGGTTGCTGGTTCCCCTCTTGATTATCTTATAATGTCTTATAATGTCTTATAATGTCTTATAAATAATTATTATGGTCTTATTTTTATTTTAATTTTATTTATTTTGTGACCTTAAAAGCGTATCTGTGCTTGTCCATTTTCTGCTATAATAACGGCATGGTGAAGGCAGTAATAGTCAAGACGCACAGCAGGCGCAGCAGCATTAGCATTGAAGATCCAATTGTGGTATATGTCTTCCGTGCTGGTGTTACGTCCTGAGAACATCTGATCCTGAGAAGCAGAGGGGAAGCAAACGAGCTCTTGTCCAATGCCAAATGCACCAGCAATAGATGTCAAGTTGTTAACAGTCGTGCTAGGAGTCTCAGTAGTAGCTGCAGGAATTGTCATGGTATCGTAAGTGTAAAGAGAAATCAATGGGTTGTATTCAAGATCGTAAGGGGATCCAAGCGCGGAGCAGTAGTAGTTAAACATAGTCTGATGATCAGGGATACCAGTTGTGGTCGTTCCCGGATGCCTTGTGGGCAAGGACTCGCTGCCGAACTGATACCAGTATTCAGAGATGTTGTAGTTGTTTGAACCAAAGGCGTCAAAGGTGGTCACACCAGATGCATGCTGTCTTATCGAGTTGATAATTGCTTGCACGCTGGAATACTTGAAGGGAACTGGACAGGACACGTTGGTCACTGCATTTTGCAACTGGGCATTGTATACCAAATTACTGTAACGATTCACTGCCATCGTTAAAGGCGCACCTTGCTGACTCTGTTGGATCACTGCCAACGCTTGATCAGACAATTCAATGAAGGACCCGCAGAACTCCACGTTGCTGATCGTGAATGAGGCGAAAGCAGTCAGGGCAACAAGTGGGATCTGGGCATTCGCAACTAACTGGAGTTCGAGTCTGAGAGGAGACGAGGTCATAGCGAAAAGGGGTAAATATTTATCACCTAGAGTGCCTAGGATGGATACAAGGGGAATACAAAATGTGCGAGACACAGTCACACCTGCGGCCGCAATATCAGCAGCTCCGCCTCCAGCAACATATGCAGTATTTGAGATGCGTTGTCCTCTCAAAGCATTCAACTGGTAAACGTTGTTAATAGACACACCACATGACTCCTCAAACCCCTCAGTCACAGACCCCTTGTATGAAATGTTATCAGCGCTACGTTGATGAGTGCATAACTGGGCAAGCAAGTTGCCGTAGTTATCAATGTCTTCAAGTAAAGTAGAACCGTGGAAAAGTCTCAATCTTTGCCAAAAACCGTGGGCTCCTGCCTTGGACAATCGGGTCCATGTGTTGATAGCTGCACCATTCGTGCATACCACACTGAATTTCAAGTATGAATCGTGAGGAGACAACACGGTATTTCTGTTGGCTGGAATATTTATGATAACTACATCATTTACACCGTAGTTCTGAGCACCTTGTGGTTGCATGCTGGACATGTAAGGTCTTGCACCCATTGCATCCACCTTGTTTTGGTATAAAAGTTGCTTTGGAAGCGCGGACATTATGTAATTACAATAGAAAAGAATCTCTTGTAATTGCTTAATACTCTTTAACAAAAGAAGCTTGTGTAATCTGATATAGGTGCTTCTTTATCAATTGGTAAAGAAGCACTTTTTTTTGTTT